CCAATTTCTCTCCCCGTGATTTTGGGCCGGCTGGGCCTGTCACGGAACGTGAGCTTGACACGGTGGCAAGGTCTTGGCACACTCGAGGTCATTGCCGCAAAGCCCCGTGAAGGGCACCCTAGGGCGGCCAATCCCCAGGAGGACCCCGTGGTCAGATCCCCCAAAGCCTTAGACCTGTTCTCATGCGCCGGGGGAGCCGGATCCGGTTACCACCTGGCAGGGTTCCAGGTCACGGGCGTAGACCTCGAGCCCCAGCCCCATTACCCGTTCGACTTCATCCAGGCGGACGCGCTGGAGTTCCTGGCAGACCACGGGACGGAGTTCGACCTTATCCACGCCTCCCCGCCGTGCCAGGCGTACTCTCCGCTGAACGCCTACAACCACAAGACCTATCCGGATCTGATCGGACCGACACGGGAGGCCATCCTGTCCACGGGACGGCCCTACGTCATAGAGAACGTGGTAGCCGCGCGGTCCGAACTCCGGGACCCGGTGATGTTGTGTGGACTGATGTTCGACCTCCGTATGTACCGGCACCGCCTATTCGAGGCCGGAGGCGGTCTGACCCTTCCCCAGCTCGAGCATCCGGAGCACACGGCGTTGTGTGTCCGCAACGGCTATCTTCCGACCCAGGAACGCCCGTTCATGTCGATCCACGGCGGTAAGCACTCCCGCGCGTGGCTCGAGGCCGCCAAGGTGGCCATGGGGATGCCCTGGGTCCAGACCATCCGGGAAGTCTGCGAAGCGATCCCCCCGGCTTACACCGAATACATCGGTCGGGAGGCCCTGGCCCAGATCCGTGGCCAGGTCGCTGCCTGACCTCCAGCTCCAGAAGCCCCGGCCCAACCGCCGGGGCTTTCTCATGTCCGGACCCCTCCCGATGTGGCACGGTAGGCCCGTCCCCCAGGAGGTCCCCATGATGCGAATCGTCGCGCTACTTGTCATCACCCTGGCCGCGTGCTCCAGCCAGCCGGCGGCCCAGACCCCGGAGCCGGCCCCGATCGCTCCCGCGGAGCCCAGCGCCGGGGAGCCCTACGTGGACGCCATGGGGGTCCAGCGCGCCAAGATGGATCCCTCCGCCGTGGAGGTCGTCCGGTGCAAGACCACGGTGGATGACTACGGGTATCACGGCGCGAAGGCCCGGTTCCGGGCCACGAACACGACCACGCTCCAGGGTGTGGTCTCCCTCACGGTCCAGTACCAGAACGGAGCCGGGGACGCCGTGGCGGAGGGAGTCCCCGGCGTGGCGAACATCAAGCCCGGCCAGGCCGTGGTCCTGGATGATTCCGTGGGAGTGGAGAAGGGGGACTTCCCCGGGGACAGGGTCCGGTGCGTGGTCGTGGACGCGGAGGTCTACGTGCCCGTGCAGTGACCGACCTTGACACGGTGGCAAGGTCGGTATAGCTTAGGATCAACACCGCGGAGTCCCTAGGAGGACAACAATGGGTCAGGACCTTCTCATCCCCGGTCGGCACAACTCCACGCTTCGCATGTGGTTCGTGGAATGCCCGTGCGGCCGGACCACAGGTCAGCATGACGGGTTCCTGGACACGCACTTTCCCCCGCTGGACGGACGGCCCTTGATGGTTCAGCCGTTCGGGGACGGGTCCACATGTCGGTACTCCGGCCGCTCCATTACCTTGGCCGCGGCCCTTGACCGGGACAGTCAGCTCACGAAGCTAGAGGGTTGGTTCAAGGCGTACGCCTGACCTCCAGATCCGAAAGCCCCGGCCCCAGCGGTCGGGGCTTTCTCTTTGCCCAAAACCGACCAACCCCCTGAACGGTCTTGAGAGCCACGGAGAGCGCCTGACCCTCATCCCGGCCCAGGGCCTCCGGCATGGCCGTGTTCGGTCCCTGACGGCCTACTCCGGGACTCGGATTAGACCTGATCAAGGGTTCGGGCTTCATGCACTCGACACCCCAGGCTCCCGATGCATTTCGGGCGTGCGACAGGTACGGTACGCCGCGGCTGAAACCGGGAGGACGTGACCATGGCCATTCAGGTGCCTCCGTCCGTATGGCGTACCTTCCACCGCGTCATGACCATGGTCTGGGTCGTTCTCCTGATTCCCACCTTGATCTGGTGGCGGGACTCCGTCCTCTGGGTTGCGGTGATGTCAATCTGGGCCAACGTGGTGGGCCACTGGTCCGCGTACCAGGCCGCTCGAGCGGAGGAGAACGGTGGCTGAACCGACCCGGCGCGAACAACTGGAAGACCTCCGGGACATCCTCCGCGCCCAGCTTCACGACGCGCCCCCCTCCGCCGTGGCTGGCATCGCGCGGGAGTACCGGATGACCTTGACGGAGCTGGCGTCCATGGGCCCCGGCGTCCACAGACCCTCGGAGGAGGGGAGCAAGGTTGACGAACTCTCCGCGCGGCGCACGAATAGGCAATCAGCGGCCACGGATTGAGCTGATCCCGCCGTACGTCTCCACGGCCGGGCCGGAGTGCATCGAACTGGCCGCGTCCGCCGGCCTCGAGCTGGACCCGTGGCAGCGCTACGTCCTGAAGGGCTCCCTGGGGGAGCGCGCGGACGGACGATGGAGCGCTTTTGAGGTCGCGTGCATTGTCGCCAGGCAGAACGGTAAGGGAACGATCATTGAGGCCAGGGAGCTGGGGGGCCTCTACCTGTTCGGGAGCCGGCTCATTCTCCACTCCGCCCATGAGTTCAAGACCGCCGTGGAGGGCTTCCGCCGGATCCTCTGGCTGATCGACAACACGGACGACCTCCGTAAGCGGGTCAAGCGCGTCACACACAGCCACGGTGATGAGGGCATCGAACTCCTGAACGGCGCGCGGCTCCGGTTCATGGCGCGGACGCGCGGGTCAGGCCGGGGATTCTCCGGGGATGAACTTCACTTGGATGAGGCGTACAACCTGTCCCCGGAGTCCGTGGCCGCGATGCTGCCCACGCTCTCCGCGCGGCCCAATCCCCAGATCTGTTACTACTCGAGTGCGCCTCTCTTGGACTCCCTCCAGCTCCGCGCCATCCAGGCCCGCGGCCGGGCCGGGACCGCCTCCCGCCTGGCTTACTTTGAATTCTCCGCGCCGGCGGATTCGGACCTGGACTCCATGGATGCGGCCTACCAGGCGAACCCGGCCCTGGGCATCCGCATAGCGGAGGAGTTCATCCTGACGGAGCGGGAGGCCATGGATGACGCCTCCTACGCGCGGGAGCGCCTGTCCATTGAAGAGGACCCGTCCGCGGCCGGCCTGTTCGACATGAATCTCTGGGCCGAACTGGTCACGTCCGTTCCCCTGGCGGACCCCATCTGTCTGGCGATCGACACGACCCCGGAACGCTCCATGACCTCCATCGGGTCCACCGGCATGCTTCAGGGATCCCCGGACCTCCTGGGCGTGGACGTGATCGACAACCGGCCCGGGACAGGCTGGGTCGTGGAGCGCGTGGTGGACCTCTGGACACGGCACCGACCCATAGCCGTGGTCATCGATGAGAAGTCCGCGGCGGCCATGTTCATCCAGGACCTTCGGAATCGCGGGGTCCGCGTAGAGGTTGCGAACACGTCGAACCTGGCGGAGGCGTCCTCCCAGTTCTATGGCCGGACTCTCCCGGACTCCCTGACCCTCCGCCACCCGGGCCACCCGGGCCTGACCGCGGCCCTGGCCGGAGCCAAGAAACGGGACCTTGGCGGGGATGGGGCGTGGGCGTTCACGCGCCGGGACGTGACCGTGGACGTGTCCCCGCTGATCTCCGTGACTCTGGCCGCCTGGGGCCAGGGCCGATTCAAGAGGAAGGGGTCAAAACCCATGGTCGTTTATGCGTAAACAGGACGCCGTGGCCGTGCTGGGCATCGCCGCCGGAATGGTGACTGTCGGAGTCACATGGTTGTTCGGACCCTGGGGCCTGGTCGGGGCCGGGGTCGTGTTGGCCGTCGTGGCGTTGATCATGCCCGTGAAGGAGTGACCAGGTGACACGCGTATGGGATGCCCTGTTCCGGTCCCGGAAGACCCCAGGCCCGGAGGCCCGGTTTTCCACGGAGGACTGGGCGCTGGCCAAGTCCTTCATGTTCAGCAACCTGAACTACCCGATTACCGGGATTCCGGTGAACGGCAAGGTAGAGACCCTGGAAACCTCCTTTGAGGGCTACGTCCAGGGGGCTTACAAGAGCAACGGGGTCATCTTCGCCACGTCCCTGTCCCGGATGGCTCTGTTTACGGAGGCTCGGTTTCAGTTCCAGCGCCTTGAGGGAGGCCGGCCCACGTCGCTCTGGGGTGATCGCGCGCTGGAGATCCTGGAAACCCCCTGGCCAGGAGGGACCACGGGGGACCTGTTGAGCCGGATGGAACAGGACGTGACAAACGCCGGGAACTTCTACGGCAAGGTCACGGGAGGCCGGATCCGCCGCCGGAGGCCGGACTGGGTCCAGATCATCCTCACGGCTCCCCCGGAGGAGGCCACGGACGCGGACGTGGCCGGCTACCTCTACGCCCCCGGCGGCCGATTCGATGACCTGGACGCGGCGGACTTCACACTCCCGGAACAGATGATCCATTGGGCACCGATCCCGGACCCGATCGCCATGTTCCGGGGGATGTCCTGGCTGACCCCGATCGTCCGGGAGATCACGGCGGACAAAGCGGCCACCGATCACAAGGGCCGGTTCTTCGCCAACGCTGCGACCCCTAACATCGCCATCCGTTACCCGGAGTCCATGGCCATGGAGGACTTCCTGGAGTACGTGGAGATCATCAAGAACGATCACACCGGGTCAGAGAACGCGTACAAGACCATGCACGTGGCCGGAGGCGCGGACATCACGGTCCTGGGCGCGGACCTGAAGCAACTGGATTTCAAGGCCACGCAAGGGGCCGGCGAAACGAGGATCGCGGCCGCCGGCGGAGTTCCGCCCATCATCGTGGGCCTGTCGGAGGGCCTGTCCTCCGCCACCTACTCCAATTACGGCATGGCCCGGCGGAAGTTCGGGGACCACTGGGCCCGGCCCCAGTGGCGGTCCGTGGCCGGTGCGCTGGCCAAGGCCGTCAAGGTCCCGGCCGGCTCGAGGCTCTGGTACGACGACAGGGATATCCCGTTTTTGAGGGAGGACCTGAAGGAGGAGGCGGAGATCATGGCCATACGGGCCTCCGCCATCCGGACTTATCTGGACGCCGGGTTCACGCCGGAGAGCGCCGTGGCCGCCGTGGATGGCAACGAACTCCCCGTGCTGGAGCACTCTGGCATGTTCTCTGTCCAGCTCCAGCCCCCTGGGACCACGGCCCCGGCCCCAGAAGACCCGGAGGCCGACCCGGCCGCGGACAACGATGACGACCCGGAGGCGTGATGCTGCCTACGAAAATCAAGGACATGGACCTGGTCCGGGCCGCGGCCTGGGCCCCGGCGCTCCGGGCCAAGACGGACCCGGAGCCAGAGCAGGAGGCCACGGCCCAGGAGGAGGACATCCTGGGCGTGATGGACGTGCGGTTCTCCCCGTTCGATCGCTGGTACGAAATCGATGACTGGTTTGAAGGTCGGTTTCTGGAGCGCACGGTGAAGGGGTCCTTCGCCAAGACCATCAAGGACAACGGCGCGGCCGGGTTCCGGGTCCAGTTCGATCACGGCTATGACCCCCAGATCGGGTCCAAGGTCCTGGGCATCCCGGAGAGCGTGAAGGAGGAGGCCGACTCCGCCACAGGCGTGGTCCCCCTCCTGGACACGAGCTATAACCGGGACCTCCTCCCTGGACTCCGGCGCGGCGCGTACGGCTCGAGCTTCCGTTTCCGCGTGATCAAGGACGAATGGAACGACGAACCAGAGCGCTCCGACCAGAACCCGGACGGGATCCCGGAGCGGACCATCAAGGAGGTCCGGCTGATGGAGTTCGGTCCGGTCACCTGGCCGGCCAACCCGGTCGCCACGGCGGGCATGCGCAGTCTGACCACCGTGTTCATGGACAAGCTCCGGGACCAGAACCCCGATTATGTCCGCCGTTACGTGGAGCGTGTGGAAATGGTACGGTCCGCGGCTGGCACTCCCCCGGGAGCCGCTGACCTAAGCACGCTGGAGCCGCGCGGAGCACTCCACGGCGCGACCTCCCGCCGGCGTTCGCTGGACCGGGAACTGTTGGGCATCTGATCAAAGGGGAGTCCTTATGGACCTCGAGCAGATGCGCGCGGATCTTGCCTACCTCGAGGCGTGTCTACGGGACATGGACACTCGAGCCGGAACCCGCGTGCTGACCGAAGACGAAACCCGTCAGTGGACGGAGGGTATCGAGTCGGTTCGACGCCTCCGCGGGGACATCCAGGAGATCGAGACTCGCCAGAGCTTTGTCCGGGACCTGGCCAGTCGTCCCGGGCACGTGGAGGACGGCCTGGATCTGGACCCGATCGTGGAGGGCCGTGGGCTCCGGTGGCAGGGCCGCGGCTCCAGCCCGTGGGACATGGACCAGGTGTCCCGGTCCCTCTACAACTCCACGCCAGAGACCGGCGGACGGGACCTCCTGGCGCGCTCCCTGGCCGCCGTGGAGCACATGCGCGGAGTCAAGCCGGAGCACAAAGAGCACATGACCACGCTCCTGGAGTCATTCGACCTCGAGGACGATGGGGAGGAGGGCCGCGGGGCACGGGCCGCCGCGGCCCACATCCTCACGGCCAGCTCCCCGGAGTACATCCGGGCCTGGTCCAAGGCCTTCAGGACGGGTGTCCGGACAGGTCAGCCTGACGTGACCGCGCTCCAGGTCCTCCAGCGCGCGGCCTCCCTGACGGACGCCTCCGGCGGGTACGCGGTCCCGGTCCCGATCGATCCCACGTTGATCGTGAACACGGACGGGAACGTCAACCCGATCCGGTCCCTGGCCACCGTGAAGAACGTGACCACGAACAAGTTCAAGGTCATTAATGTGGGCGCGGTGTCCGCTTCGTACGACGATGAGGCGGAGGAGGTCTCTGACGACACTCCGACCTGGGGCGCGGATGAGATCAGTGTCCACACGGGCCGGGGTTTCATCCCGTTCTCCCTTGAGATCAGCATGGACTACCCCGGATTTATGGGGGACATCCAGATGCTTCTCCGGGAGTCCAAGGACGACCTGGAAGCCCAGAAGTTCGTCCTGGGATCAGGCACCGGAGAGCCCACGGGCATCGTTACGGCGCTGACCGGAACCTCCTACGTGGTGGCCTCCGGGACCGCGGACACGTTCGCGCTGGCAGACATCTATGCCATGGACACGGCCCTCCCGGCGCGCTGGGCCAGTAACGCCTCCTGGCTGGCGAACAAGGCCATTTACTCGAGCATCCGCCAGGCCGGCGGAGCGAACCTGGATGACTTCTGGGTCGGCCTCCGCGATGGGCGGCCCTCGAGCCTCCTGGGCTACACGCCGTATGACGCCTCCTACATGGACGGTGTGGTCAACGCGACCCAGGACAACTACGTGGCCATCCTGGGGGACTTCCGCTGGTACTGGATCGCGGAGCGGATCGGCATGTCCATGGAGCTGATTCCGCACATGTTCGGCGCGACCGCGCGCCGGCCCACGGGTCAGCGTGGCGTGTTCGCCTGGTGGCGTAACGGTGCGGACGTGGTGGCACACCGCGCGTTCCGGATGCTGAACGTCACGTAATCCCCCTCGAGCCCAGGACCGGGGATCTCGCGACCAGGCAGGGATCCCCGGTCCTGCACAAAGGAGATGACCATGGCGGAGAAGCGCTATCTACGGGCCACGACAGGATTCCTCCTCCCCGGCGGACGACAGATCCGGTTCGGGGACCTGGTGGCCACCGATGACGAGATGTTCAAGGGCCGGGATGGCCTCATGGCCCATTTCGAGCCCGTGACCCCGGAGGCCGTGGAGCAAGCGACCCGTGCGCCGGGTGAGGTCCGCATCATGACCCCTCGCAAGCCGCGCGCGAGCAAGACCCCGGTGGAGAAGACCCCGGAGAAGGAGTAACCGCCGTGGCGTTCGGGGACCCGTACGTTTCCCTGGAGGGCCTGAAGTCGTGGCTGAAAATCCCCATCGGGGACACGGCGGATGACCTCGAGCTGGAGGCCGCCTTGACCGCGGCCTCCTCCGCCGTGGAGCTGGCCACGGAACGGCAGTTCAACCGGGACACGGCAGAGACCCCGATCGCCACCACGCGGAAGTTCCGGCCCCGACTCCGGTACCAGACCCAGATTGATGACCTGTTCTCTCTGGAGGATCTGGTCATCACGGCGGATGGGACCACGCTGACCGCCGGAACGGATTTCGAGCTGGAGCCCATGAACGGGATCTGGCGCGGGATGCCGGGCTGGCCCTTCTGGATACTCCGGCCGCTGAACCGGGACCTGGACCCCACGGCGTACTCCCTCGAGGTCACCACGCCGTACTGGGGCTGGGAGACCGTTCCGGCTGGCGTCGCACAGGCAACGCGGATCCTGTCCGCGGACCTGTTCAAGCTGAAGGACGCACCGCTGGGGGTCGCGGGGTTCGGGGAGATGGGCGTGGTCCGCGTCCGGGAGAACTCCACGGTCTCCATGCTGGTCAAGCCCTACCGCAAGTACCCGATCAAGGTGAGATGACCATGGCGGAAATCAACCTCACTGTGATCATGGAAGGGCTGGAGGCCCGGATGGCCACGATCTCCGGTCTCCGGGTCTCCGACGTGGTCCCGGACCAGATCAATCCGCCTCATGCGTTCGTAGGCGTTCCTCCGGTGCCCGACTATCACGGGGCCATGCGGATGGGGCTCACACGCCTTGAGGTCCCGGTCTGGGTCTTTGTGTCCGCCGCACTGGACCGGATTGGCCAACGCTCGCTTGCGGGCTACGCCAGCCCGTCCGGGCCCACATCAATCCGCGCGGCGATCGAAACGCCAGACGCGGATGGACGGAAGACGTTGGGCGGAGTGGCCGGCGTCCAGGACGTGATGGTCCGCGATTTCCGGCCGCTGGGCCGGGAGGACATCGGCGTCATCGGCTACTTCGGAGGCGTCTGGACCGTGCTGGTAGAGATCGACGGAAGGTGATGGACCACATGGCCAAGTACAAGGTGACCGGGAAATACGAGGTAGGAGGGTCAGCGCCGGGGGAGACCGTGGAGCTGGACCCGGACAAGGTCAACGTAGATGAACTCCTCCGCGTGGGCCTGGTCGAACCCTTGGACCAGGAGGAGACCAGCACGGTCCAGGAGGTCCAGCCCCAGGACCAGGACGCGACCAAGGTGGACCGGTCTGGCCAGACGCGGTCCAAGGCGGTCAAGTCCGTGGACCAGCCCGGGACCGGGGGCTGACCCATGCCGGCCATCGCCCTGACGGACGCGCGGATCCTGGTCCACGGCCACGAC